TCCGTCCATAATGTTGTTTGATGTGGTATCCCCCAGGTTGTCCCCCTGGCAGACGTTCAAGCGTAGAATGTTCAACATTATTAAGGAGCTACCCCTCATCCACTGTTGTTATGGTGATACCATAACTTTAGTTCATAGAGATGAGGAAATTAGGACAGCCACACGTGAGGCCATGCGGGAGCGCATAGGCTACAGTGTTGGTGGTAGTTCCATTGCTGCATGTATATCGGCCATCAAAAATGATGATGGCTATGATTTGTGCATCAATGAACCCTGGTATATGAAACCAGGTGTTAGAATGACAGAGAAGAAGTGGGACGCTCTGCTTTCCGGTAATTGTGTGCCGAAGCCCAGCCCTGTCTGTGTCGTTCCAAAATTTGTAGCTAGTGTTAGCTTAGCCATTCGTGCGAAGATTGGTACAGTTAGCAACACAGCTGCGAATCACCTCATTGTTGAGAACACTTACATACGACTTTGTCGAGAACACAATGTGCGTGATGTTGATATCATTGCTCATAAGGACTTTGTCCTTAATTGTGTTTTCACTGAAAGGTTGTTCAGTGAGGTTTCCCAATCCCGCAGGTCCCTTCCACAATGGCTCAGGTTGTTGTTGCCGCAAGGCGCAATAAATGAGAACGTTGTTTGTTGAGGGCGCCCTGTTAGGGTTAATGGGGTCCACTCCAAAGTTGATGATGCCCTTTTGGAACGCATCAACGAAACGGGTGGCAAATTGCACGTTGTTCGCAACGGGCGTCTTCCAAAACCCCGTCAGTACACTGTTCTGACTGGATTTGGCCCAAATACTAATTTGGGTGTTTATGTTAACAGTGTGGACACCATAGAACGCGCCTTTGTGGAGAGATATTTTCTCTGCAAAGATGGGGAAGGCTTTAGGCCCGCGTTCAAGGTTGGTCCCTCATGCTATCGATCGAAATATCTTAAGGAATTCAGAGACACCGTCATGAGTGATATGCCCTATTTGCCCCTTCTTACACGTCAACAAGTTGTTGACCGGTATGTTGGCTCAAAACATAGGTTGTACACTAATGCAATGGTTAGTCTCCTTCATGAACCATTGACAGTTCGTGACTCTTTTCTTAGTAATTTCGTCAAGTATGAGAAACAGGATGTGAGTAAGGCCCCACGTGGTATCTCTCCTCGCAGTCCAAGGTATAATCTCGAACTCGGGCGACGTTTGAAACACGCCGAGCATCATTTTTTCCGCTCCATTAACAATGCCTTTGGTGCACGAAGTAGTGCAACCATCATAAAGGGTTATAATGTTCAACAGTCAGCCACAATATTGCGCAGCAAATGGGATGCTTTTCTAGATCCAATTGCTGTTGGTCTTGATGCATCAAAATTTGACATGCATGTGTCTGTCGCTGCTTTAAAGTATGAACATTCCTTTTATAATTCTTTGTTCCCCGGTGACAAAGAATTAAGCAAATTGTTGAAATGGCAACTTAGTAATAAGGGCCGAGCGCGGGCACAGGACGGAACTGTGTCCTTTCAGATGCGTGGCTGTCGTAGCTCCGGAGATTTGAACACCTCACTTGGCAACTGCATCATCATGTGTGCACTTGTTTATTCATATGGCAAGAGCCGTTGTGTCAACCTTGAGTTGGCCAACAATGGTGATGATTGTGTTGTGTTCATGGAACGTAAAGACTATTCAAAGTTTTCGTTCAACCTTGACTGCTGGTTTAGAAAACACGGGTTTGCTATGCAAGTAGAGTCCCCAGTCGATTGGTTTGAGGGTGTTGAGTTTTGTCAATCACACCCAGTTTTTACCACGACTGGTTGGCGTATGGTTCGCAACCATAAATCAGTCCTATATAAAGATCCAATGTGCTTGACAGCCATACCAACTGTTTGTGTTTACAAGAAGTGGTTGGCAGCCGTTGGTGATTGTGGGCTCGCGCTGGCTGGTGATATACCATGCCAGTCAGCACTCTACAAATCATTTTGCAAGCATGGCTCCAACTACTCTTCAAAGTTTCAAGAAGAGATTTTCCGTAATCGTAGTCAGCTGAGTAATTCTCGCGG